CTCCATGACGTCGGCACAGATGATGACGTCGAACAGCGTCAACCCATTTGGCGGCGTGCTGTACAGCTCGTAGCCGGGGTCATAGCAGTAATACTCTTGGATCCACCCTGCGTACAGTTGCAGGAAGGTCTTATCGGACTTCCCTACATACTTGTGTAGATGCTCCGCCTTGCCGCAGCCGTAGTCGAGAACACGGACGGCACGATCGTAGTCGCGCAGCACCATGTCGAATTCATTGAGTAGCTTGGTCACGAAGTTGCTGCCGTCAAAGAGGTGCTTCGTGGCAGGGTACTCCTTTCCTTGCACAAGGTAGCCGGTCTCACCGGCGTGCAGCTTTTGGTAGGCGGCTAGATAGTCCGCTGAGCTCTTTGAGGCTGTCATCAAGGTTTCACCACATTGACCGAATTTTAGACATGTTTGAGCGATAGTTCTTTTCTTTGGCATCGCTGGACTGGCATCATACCGATTAGCTCCTCGCTGTCGCTCGTAAAGCAGCAGCAACCTGAAACGAACCAGCTGAAGTTCGCGAAGCGATCGCGAAGCGACCACTGGATCAACCTTGAACCCTGCCGACACTTTGGTGATAATACCATGAACCACTTGCTCATTGACGTAGAGACCCTGTCCACCCATCAGGATGCAATCATCCTTCAGTTTACGGGGCTGATGTACAAAGCCCGTGCCGAGCCTGAAGAGACGATCGAGGAGTTCATGGGCAACTGCAGCTTCCTGGACCTCAAGCTGTCCGTGGTTGATCAGCGCCGTCTTGGGCGTCGCATGGATCAGGACACGATGAAGTGGTGGTCCAATCAGCCAACCGCCGTGCAGCAGCACGTGTTCATCCCAAAGCCAGATGACCTGACGGCTGACGATGCCACGAGCGCGTTCGATGCTTGGCTCCGTGAGAACGGCTACAACAAGAAGCGCGACACGATCTGGCAGCGCGGTACGCTGGACTCTGACTGGCTCACCAGTCTATTTATGAGCTGCGGATACATCGCCGATCAGGTGCCGTTGGCTTGGTTCCGCGTCCGTGACATCCGTACCGCCGTGGACGTTCTCGGTCAGAGCACCAAGCTGAATGGCTACCCGGACAACGTCGATGAGCTGCGAGCCATGATTCCGGGCTACAAGCAGCACGACTCCAAGTCGGACATCACGCTCGAAGCGCTGATTCTGCGTCAGGCAGGTGTGCTGTGATCAACGTCAACCGAACGCTCCGCAACTGGCGTTGGTGGGCGACGCTGCCGGTGGTAGTTCTTGCGCTGCCACTCATCATCCTCGACTGGATCACGCAGGCCATGATCCTCGTCGGCGAATGGTGGCAGGTGCGCCAGTTCTACCTCGTCAAGCCGTTCCGTGCGATCTTCAAGTGGTCGATGGCCAACCAGTATGAGTGACTGGCTATGTAGGATCTTCGGCCACTACGTTCATACGCGCGAACACCACTGCATGCGCTGTCGGGCCAGCCTGACTAAATAGTTGGTCTACAGAGGCCACCTATGAACAAGACACCGGGACTTCCTAAGAACAAGAACCAGCTCTCTCCACTCGGCTTTCAGTTCCGGGTGGAGAGATTGCCCACAACCAACTTCTTCGTCACCCGCGTCAACCTACCCGGTCTGAGCGCCAACGCACCGCAGACGCCTTCGCCCTTCAAGCCGATCGTGCAGGCATACGACAAGCTGGAGTACAACGACCTGTCGGTGACGTTCAAGGTTGACGAGGACCAGAAGAACTGGATGGAGATCTTTGACTGGATGGTCGGCGTCGGCTTCCCAACCAAGTTCGACGAGCGCCGCCTGCTTGAGCTGCAGAGGATGAGCGGCGGTGGTATCTTCTCCGACGGCACCGTCACCATCATGACGTCTGCCAAGAATCCGAACACCCAGTACATGTTCAAGGGACTGCTCCCTGTCAGCTTGAGCGATCTGGAGTTCAACACGCAGGACATGGACGTCAACTACCTCGAAGCGACCGTCGTGTTCAAGTACGTCTACTACACGATCGAGCGACGCAAGCCCTAACTCTCTAGGACAACAAACACATCATGGCAACGCTTGAAGAAATCTTTGAACAGTGGTCGATCGACTGCCGCATCGACGCAATTAACCTCGGGAGCGCCGCTCTGGAGGTTCCCAAGCTACACAATAAATACTGGCAGATGCTGACGCGCGAGCGCATGCTGATGAAGAAGCGGCAGACCGAGCTCGCCACCCTGATGCTCAACAAGAAGGCTTGGCTGAATGGCGAGCTGACTTCGGACGAGCTGAAGGCGTTCGGCTGGGACATCCAGCTGAAGAAGATGTTGAAGGCTGAACAGGAGGACTTCCTGCGAGCCGACAAAGACGTCATTGACATGAACCTCAAAATCGCAATGCAGCAGGAGAAGATCGACGTGCTGACTGACATCATCAAGATGATCCACAGCCGCAGCTTCACCATTTCCAACGCAATCAAGTGGGCTCAGTTCCAATCCGGAGGATAAGTGGTTGACATCAAAGTTGAAAAACTCGACGACGTAAACTGCCGCGTCCACTGCGACGCCGGTATCGCACAAGAGTTGTCTGAGTTCTTCACCTTTGAGGTGCCGAACGCCAAGTTCTCGCCGTCCTTCAAGAACGGTATGTGGGACGGTAAGATCCGCCTGTTCAACTACATGACCCGCCTGCTCCTGGTGGGTCTGGCTCCGCTCATCGAGAAGTTTGCGGAGACGCGCGGCTACACGGTCCAGATCGATCCGAATGTCGTCGTCGACAACAAGGTCACTGACGACGAGGTTGACGCGTTCATCAAGGGGCTGAACCTGCCGTCGGACTACGTCGTTCGTGACTACCAGTTCCGAGGTCTGCTCGAAGCAATCAACCATCACCGCCGCCTGCTCATCTCACCGACCGCTTCGGGCAAGTCGCTGCTCATCTACCTGATCATCAGCTGGTTCGACGAGGGCGACGTGCTCATCATCGTACCGACGAAGGGTCTTGTGACCCAGATGAAGGGCGACTTCGTTGAGTACGGCATGAACCCAGACGACATCCAGCTCGTCATGGGCGGCATGGACAAGCGAATCACCAAGCGAATCACGATCACGACTTGGCAGTCCGCGTTCGACATGCCGAAGAGCTGGTTCCAGAAGTACCGCGTCATGATCGGCGACGAGGCGCACCAGTTCAAGGCGAAGTCGCTCACCAAGCTGACCAACAACCTGACGAACTGCCCGGTCAAGATCGGCACGACGGGTACACTCGACGACTCCAAGACGAACCGCCTCGTCATCCAGGGCATGTTCGGCAAGATCGTACAGATCGAGACCACGTCCAACATGATCGACAGCGGTCACGCGACGCCGCTCGAGGTCACGTGCTTGCTGCTCCAGTACCCGGATGAGGAGCGTCAGAAGCTCGCCAAGCTCAAGACCTATCAGGATGAGATTGAATTCCTGATCACGCATCCTCGTAGGAACAAGTTCATCGTCAACCTAGCCGTCGCGACCAAGGGCAACACGCTCGTGTTGTTCAATCAGGTCGAGAAGCACGGCGTCCCGCTGTATCAGGCGATCAAGGCTAAGGCTCCGGATCGCAACGTGTACTTCGTCGCCGGCAAGGTGGCTGCTAACGACCGCGAGCACATCCGCAAGATCGTCGATCAAGACAACAGCGCCATCATCGTCGCTTCGTACGGCACGTTCTCGACCGGCATCAACATCAAGCGACTGCACAATGCGATCGCTGCACACCCTACAAAGTCGATCATCCGACTGCTCCAGTCGATCGGTCGAATCTTGCGTCTCGGCAAGGACAAGGAAGTGGCGAAGTGGTTTGACATCGCGGACGACCTCGCCTGGAAGTCTTGGGTCAACCACACTCTGAAGCACTTCGGTGAGCGCGTGGTCATCTACGCACAGCAGAAGTTCAAGTACAAGATCGTGAAGGTGCCTATCTAATGAGTGAAGAAGAACAGCAGCCCGTCGTTGAGCAGCCGCCAAGGTTCGTCATGCTGCGCCTCTCCGACGCGACCCGCTTCGTGATCGGCCAGCTGCTTGAGGAGACGGATTGGGACGTCGTCCTGTACTACCCGACCGTCTTCGCGGTCTACTCCGACCACGACGGCACGCACACCGTGACCTCAAAGTACATGCCATTCTCCGAAGGCGAGGTCGCGTCGATCCAGAAGCAAGCGATCCACGCGATCTCGACGCCGAAGCAAGAAATGGTCGGCTACTACCTCAATTTCGTCAAGCGCTGGGACGGCATCGTCTCCGACCGCTTCGAGGCAAGTCTCCTCGGACTACCTCTGCCGGAAGCGCCGGTTGAGACGCCGAAGAAAGAGAAAAACGAGCTGACTGAAGATCTGCCGGAGCAAGGAAC